CAGGTCATGCGAGGGGTATTAACATGCTGGTTGTAAAGCTGAGCCACCTGGTCTTCCGTTTTCCCATATACGCTGTAGCCATACGATTTTTGCTTGATGAAATTATTCAGTTCATTCTCTGCCACTTGCAGGTTTTTCAGCGCACTTTCTACGCCAGCACCCTGGCTTTTAAGAGCAAACTTGCCGTAATGCACGGTTGCATCATAGGCATCATACAATGCCTGCAGAAAGCTGGGCGCACCGCTGTTCTTCAGACTAAGCGCTGTTTGGCGATATTTAATGTTCAGCGCCTCAGATTCAAAAGGCTTTCTATAATCTATGTTTTGATTATTCTGCGCTGCCATCCGATTGCCCCCCCTATTCTTACTTCAGGTTTTCTTCGTTCTCCCATTCTTTCAGGAGTTCTTCTGCGTCTTTTTCATTAGTGGCAGGCTGTTGCTTATTACCAGCCGCATTATACATATTTTTAATCCCATTAGTCACCGTGCCCAGCGCTCCAAGCGCTCTGTCAAGTTCAGGCGTGAGGCCAGTGGCATAAGGATTATTCAGCATGTTTATGTAGGCAGCCATTTCGTCTGGGTTAATACCCGCCATATCAAGCAGATCAGGGTCGGGCGTAAAGCCGTCCGAAGCCCTCTGTAGGGCGGATTCATAGGCCAGCTGAATTTCTTGCAGGCTGAGGGTTTTGCGGCCGCTTCCGCTGCCGCTGTTCTTCTTCTGCAGGTATGCCTTTGCATCCGCTTCGCTGATGCCTGCCTGGGCAAGCATTTCAGGGGTGGGGGTCATGCCGGCCTGCAGCATGGACATGGCCTGATTGTAGGCGGTCTGATGCATCTGCTGCATATAGCCAAGGTCATCCATGTGCTTCTGGTATTCGTCCTCATACATACCGGCTGCCAGGGCCAGCTGGTTCTGCAAGTCCTCGCCTTCCTGCGCATACTGGGCATAGGCCTGCTGATACAGCTCAGGTACCTTATTATTCAGCTGCTGTAAATAGCCCTGATATGCCTGATTGCCCGCCGTAGCGGCCCAGGAATTGCCGTAGCCGCCGGTCAGCGCAGCGGCATTGCCAATGGTATCCTGCATGGCCAGCTGCCCCATCTGGGCATACTGGTTTTTGTACTGCTGGTAAAGCGGATCAGCGTTCACGTCATAGCTGAATTTATCCCGGTTCATCACCTTGTCATACAGGCTTTCAATCTGGGGCATATATTTGCTGTTAAAATCAGAAGGCTTGTTCTGAAGCAGCGATTGCAGATAATTCTGCGTCTGCTCCACAGCATTGTTTTCAGGCTTCAGCTCTGCATTCATAGCCGCCTGATTATCCTTGTTCTGCTTGTTCTGTTCTTCCAGGTATTCCTTGTTCGTCATTGTCCGTCCCCTCCAATTTCCAAGATCCGGGCGATAGAATAAAGCTGCATTTCACCGGTTCCCGCAAGCCTCAGGCGCATATGATCGCACCGCTTTGGAATCACGGGGATGGTGTAGGTTTTCACAACGTCCTTTCCTTGCATGTGGCCTTTTTCTTCCCACAAGCCGCTGGAATCATATTCGATAAACAGTTTGCATTCAGCCCATTTGCCAAGCTTCATGCGGATGTTGTATCGGCTCAGGTATTTATGATCGGCATATTCAAAGCCAATATTGGCGCTGTCAGCACGCCAGGTAATGGGGTCTTCCAATGTCCCGGCCTTGCCCTGCAGCGCCCAGATCTTCCCGGATGCATCCAGCATATACAGTTCATCCCGCAGCCGGGCGAAGGATAATGCGTGGGTGGCGTCTTCACGGTGCCAGGTGCCTTTCTCGGTGTTCAGGCAGTAAACTGACCATTGCCCATTCTCCCCACGCATGGAGATATAATAATTGCCTTCAATCTCTCCGGCGGTTGCTGCATCGAAGGTTTCTTCTCCCAGCGCCTTGGATACGTCCATGGGCAGGGCGTCAAAAGCGCATACGCCGCTGATGGACAGGTAATAGAGGGTGCCGTTTACGTTCTTCAGCGTGCCGCTGCACCCAGCACGCACGCCATCGCAGATGGTTTCCTGCGTCTGATAATTGGCCGGCTTTTCGCCGTATATCTTATAAACGCAGCGCTCCTTAAAGAAGAAAGGATTGCCCAGGAAGTTAATGCCCCCTGTGAAATCCCCTTCAGAGCCTACGGATACAGCATAGCTGTCCTGGCTGGTGCCTGCGTATTTTCTCCAGTTCTTGAAATCGCCCAGCGCCGATGCGTAAATCTCGTTGACGGTCTTGCCTTCCTCGTTTACGCCGTGATAGCAGCCCCACAGGCGATTCTTGCATTCAAATACATACTGCAGCTTGGGCGCTTTCCGGTCAGCCCTCACGCTGCCTGCGGCCTGGGTGTAGGTCTGGTCAATCAGGCCGGCAATCACGATGTAATCAGGGCCGCATAATTGCACCGTTGTGCTGCCGTTCAGGGCTTTATACTGCGCTTTCAGGGCCATATCGGTGCCTGTATGCTCGATGCCGGAAAGGGTAATGGCATCCTTAGCGCTCAGCCCTAAGCCGATGCCGGGGCAGTTAATGCGGATGTATGTGGTGGCAATGGAAATCCATTCTTCGTTGCTGGCATTCCATTGCTTTAAGGTGTGGGTATTGTAGCTCTGGTCAATCCAGTAATCCCCATCCGCAGGATTCGCCGGCGCCGTCTTGCTGGGCGTTACGATCCGGGTATCAATGGCATTGCCGTCCATCTGGCACAGCTCAAAGGTCACATTTGCCTTGGACAGCCACAGCCTATCAATGCGCCCATGATCCGAAACGTCCACCGTATTGTAATAAGCGCCGTCCGGGAATACCAGGATATATGCACCCATGGTCACCAGCTGCTTGGGCAGGTCTTCTTCTGCCACGCTCAAATCCCGGATGGGCGTAGCCTTATGGTCATAATAGAGCGTGCTGCCGTCTACATAGGCAATCTTCCCCGCAGCGATCATTGCATGCGGGGAAGATAAGGTGGTGATAAGCCCCCGCTGCTTCCTGCTGGAAATCAGGGGAAAAGGCTCACCCGTCATATTCTCCATGTCTGAAAAAGCGCCGGCATTGGTGCGGGGGCGCCGATCCAGGCCGATGAAGTTGCTGGTCATCAGCTTACTTGTTTCCAGTTCATTCAGCACCGGGTATCTCATCGCTCATGCTCCTTTAATACTTAAAATTAACAGCGCAAATAGGCGGATGCGTTCTGTGATACATGCCCGCATATTCCCGCCATGCATTCTGAAACAGCATCATGCTGTTGTTATATTTCGCCATTTCCATGTTCGCCAGGTCAATCTGCATTTCCAGAAACCAGCGATACACGTCACAATAAGGCTCCGGAACCAGCAGCACCGTTGCCTTGTCCGTTTCTTCGGTATATCCGCTGAAGGATTCCGGGGTATTCTCGTCACGCTCATGCCGTGCAAAAATATCGCCGAATACCCGCATGTCCAGCTCATTCAGCCAGCCAATCTTCCTTTCATCGGAAAGGCTGTTGGGCTTCAGGTCATCCACCAAGGCTAACGCTTCGCTGATCGTCATAGCCGGTTACCGCCTGGGAACAGCGTCCCCGCCGAAGTTCTGTTCGGCTTCCTTCTCGGTCTGCTTCTGCTGGGCCTGGGCATTCTTGATGGCTTCGGCAATGGGCTTGGGCACTTCCACGCTTTCGCCCTTGGGCACGAAATAGCCACGGCCATTTACGGATACATACTGGGTGGGCTGTTCGCCTCGGCTCATCTTGGGGATGAATACGGTTTCCATCTGTTCCCAAGGGTCTACCTTGGTTTTCTTCACCTGTTCAGACATTGTAACTCCTCCATTGTTTTAATTTGAAAAAAGGGCGGGCAGTTTCCCACCCGCCCCCGCATTATTAGTTGGCTTCGTCCACAGCGGAATAAGCAGAGCCGCATTCCACACGCACCATACGGTCTTCGTACAGAATCTTGCAGCCGGTTTCGAATTTAACACCAACGGTGCCAAACTGTTCCAGAGGGCCGCCCACTTCGGCTTCGGTCTTATGGATCATGCGCATGCCGCCGGCTTCGGGGTCGATGATGCCATAGGCATCCTTGCCCAGGAACAGGCAGCCGTACACAGCGCCCTTGGAGGTCTTCCAAATCTTGGCGTTGGTGGTTTCCACAAAGCGCACGCCATGCAGCTTGCCGATTTCACCGTTGTAGATGTTTTCGGGATTGGCGTACTTGTGGGCATCCAGCCAATCAGCAGACTTGCGCAGATCGTAAGCCACGGAAGGATGGATGATGCACACATAATCGCCATCGATGGTGGGCGCATTCTTCTTCACCAGTTCGGTGCGGGCCTTGGCCACCAGGTCAGGGGTCAGCACGCAGGCAGCAGTGATGGTATCACGGGAAGTCACTTCCGTGGTGCCGTTGGGGGCATAGATAACAGCGGTACCGGCCATCAGCACGTCACGCACCAGCTTGTCCATGGTATTGGCGCCGGCAGCAGACAGCTCTTCGGTCATATCCAGCATTACGTTATCCACAGCGTGGGTCTTCAGGCGCTGGGTCAGGGCAGCATAATCGCCGTATTCGTAGACATCAGCAGTGATGGCAGAATAGCCAAACTTCTTGCCTACGGGGATCACGCCTTCAGTCAGCTGGCCCACATCGCCAAAGGTGTTGCGCTTGCGCCATTCAACGGTGGTGCCGTGATTGGCGGGCAGGGGCTGGCGCTTGCCGAACATGG